AAAGGCATGACACGCTCCTTAATGTGGATATGATCAGTTTAGCTTATTTTTGAAGCAGTTTGGCTTCATCTTCCCGACGAGCGGTCAATCCTGCCAGTACTTTGCCGCCAGCCTTGTTCCAGCGCCGGATCTCGGAGACAGCAGATAGCCAGTCCCCAGCATCTACCCGCTTCTTGAGAGTGCTGGACTGATAGTTACCGATGCCACAGTTGTAGATGAAGTCAGCAATAGCCGCCAGCTTGAACTCTTTACCTTGGAGGATCGGAGAGGCCTTGAGAGCTGCATCGATAGCCGCCTGAGCGTCTTTCTCCAGTCTCTCGTCAGCCTTCTCCTGCGTCCAGATGGTGCCCTCACGGACGTAGCGACCAGTGCTACCCCAGCCGATGGTCCACACGCCAGCAGGGCATTTGTAGGCTATCAGACGCCCATCGGCCATGCGCCGATGGCAACCCTCGTACTTCTTGATGATCTCAAGCAGCGACTTCATTTTGAATTGTCCGAGGTAATGACACCTATGCCGCCCGAGAGCGCCAATCCGATGGTGATGATTGCCTCGGCCATCTGGGGAGCGATGGGTACGCCAAAGGCTGTGCAGATCAGCACAAGGCCACGCCAAGTACTAGGTTCTTTCAGTCGCTCTTTGACGTACTCGTTCATGTCACTTCCCCTTCTTCTTGGACTTCTTGGCGTAGGCCTTCATCGCGGCCATTTCCACCTTGTCTTCCATCTTCTCTTTTTTCATCTCGGCCTTGGTCTTGGCCTTTTTACCAGGCATGGCGATGGCGATCATGATGGCTGGCATTTTGCCTTTCTTACCGTTCTTCATCATTGTCAGTTCCTCGTGAGGTTGGCGTCAGCTTGACCGATTAAATTAAGTTGTGACGTAAGACATGGAAAACGTAAAGCCCGTACCAGCTTGGATGTTTGCAGCGGCATCGTTGTGGATTCCACCATCAAACCTAGTGATCGTTCCTGATGTGGCCAATGCTGCCAATTCCATGAAAAACACTCCTGACGTAGTACCTGCCAATGTACCTCTTGGGCGCAAGATACACGCGGCGTACTCTGCACGGTCTTGTAGATTAGCCACTGGGAAAGGTAAGCCAGTCAGCGTCAGCGCACCGGTAGGTGACGAAACGGAAGACGCACGTACCTCTCCAGTAATAGTGACAAGACGTCCAATTTTTGTGTAACTGCAATCATTAAAACCGGTGTCCGTCGTAATAGACCCACCAGCTGACACCAGAGATGCTTGCCACAAACCTTCTTCGTAATCGTCCAAGGTATTTGCATCAGAAGATGCCACCTGAGTTGCAGGAAAATTCACACCATTTGCTATAAAATCGCTGCGAGTAATAGCGAAAAGCTGTCCTCCCTGACTTAACCGAACATTGCCTGAAAAAATCAAAGAGTTGCTGTCACGATTGTTTGTATAAATGGCGGTTCCTAACAAACCCCTCGAATTGATACGATCATGATACTCGGGATGATAAATCCGGTACACGCGAGAATCGACAATACCATTATTCGATATTAAACAGTCTGAACCCGAAGTTGCGGTAGCGTCGTTTACCGAATGAACAGGGGTAATACCAAAGTCAGACGCATATAGGTATTTACTGCTGCCGTCCAACGCCAAGCTACCTAAAGAGTTATTTCCAACAATCGATACTTTTTGACTTTCGTTGGTGATGCTGATTGCCGCATAACCACGGAACGGTAGTATTCCAACACTCGGCCCGGTTGTGTAGTAATCAGACGCTGAATATGCAATTATCTTAGTGGTATCAATTGTTGTAGTCGAGTAAGGCCATACTTCAAACCACGAAGATAATGTCGGGTCTGCTGGTAAAGTTGGCCCAGCGGCCCTTGGGAACTCTCTTGCTACAACGTAAGTACCACTGTAGTTACGAATACAATAAGCATTAGGTACCCTCCCCCAATTGACAATCGTATTTCCAACGCAAGAGCAATCGTAACAATTTTTATAGAACGTGATCCCTTCCTGTCCAGGTTCCACAATCTTATTGTTGGCAACCGTTATTCTGACGGATTCTTCAATGCGAATGCCGACAGATCCGGCGTTCTCAACTATGTTGTCCGAAATTACACAGTCTTTACCGCTGTCGATCTGGATACCGTCGGCAGAAGAAATCCAATCTTCTTTGCTAGGATCCCAATGAATCTGAGGCCCGTTAATTTCGATCTGGTTTCCGCTAATACGAATATTGGCTACACGCTGGGCATCTGTGTAAGTCGAGGATGGTAACCTGAAGCTGATGACCTTCCAGACATACGATCCTTTGTAAAAATAGTTATCCTGAACATTAATGTTAGAGGATTCAAACCCGTTAATGTCAATCGAACCAAATGACAGTTCGTTAAAGTAACAGTTCTTGATCGTGACGTTGGTGGCTTTAATGCCAGATGTGCGAATTGCAGTAGTGGTATTGGCAAGTGTTTGTTTGTAAACCGTGCTATTGGCAGGATAGTTGATAGAACCATCGAACCCAAGGCCATCAAACACCACATCGTCTACATTCGTAGACGACTGATCAAAGATTCGGAACGCTCCAGACGAAATATTAGCCTTCAGAAGAGAAGATTTACCTTGCCCTTTATAATGAACATTGCTTTTCCAAGTCAGCGAAGCCTCAACCATGTAGATTCCTGCGGGAAAATAAATGGTTCCTCCACCTGCTGTAAAAACAGCGTCAATTGCTGCCTGAATGGCAGCCGCATCATTTGTAACTCCATCACCAACCGCGCCAAAGTCTTTGACGCTGACAGTCTCGCGCAACTTGGATTGGACAGTTCGCTGTACAGCACCGGAACCGGCAGGTGTATAGGTAACCATGCTAGCATCAGCAGTATCGTCACCGCTGATGTCATCAATGGTCCAGATCGTGGTTCCCGCTGAATCTTTCAAAATGAACTTGTAGTTCTTGGTCGAGTCTATCCAGATTAGCTTGAACGTGGTCGGTTCGCCCCGGCTGTCGAGTACCACACTGGTACCTGCTACTGTCCCAGTGTCGTCAGAGAACATGTTGGTCGGGGTGCTGGTACCTGCCAGATAGGCATACAGTGTCCCACCGACCAGAGGGTTGCCGAGGTTATCGAAGAACTGCTGGGGGATCTTGGTAAGGGGGACGTAAGCCATGGGTCACTCCGGAATCTGTTGTCTCAAGTATAGGCTATTGGGCCTGCTCGCGGTTAATGATGTCAGGATTCTGTAGCCCAGCCGCTGCCCCAATTGGAGCCGCTACCATGGGGGCTTTCATCGTCTCGCTAAAAGGCTTGATGGCGGCTCTGGCCTTTGCCCTATTGCCCATGCCACCAACCATTTCAATCCCGGCATTAGTGGCTGCAATATTAAGATCACCAGTCAAATTAAGACCGTTTCTGATCTTGTTAAACGCATCAATCAATAGCTTTGACGCAACTTGAGCAGTTCCAGATGGATTCTCCCTGCTCTTAATGAAGTCAGGCTGTGTTCTCTTGATCTGGAGCGCAAAGCGTTTGATCGTTTGAAGCTCATCAGGAGTGAATATCTCCTTCAAAAGCTCTGAGTTCTGTTCCTGTGCTTTGCTGATTGCCGAGAGTGTCTTAGACCCACTGATATAGTCCTTACCTTGGAACTTCTCAGTCTTCATTAAGCGTTCAAAGGCTTCCCTCTTGAGGGCTATCCAGGCATCAGAATCAGTGCCAAGGATGGTCTTCATGCGTTTTGCCATCTTCTGACCAGCTTTGGCAGAGAAGCCATCAGCGCCAAAAATAGCGTTTACCACTTGGGTTCCGTTGGGGTCTTCTGCAATGATCCTTTCGACAAACTTGCCAACAGGGTCTTGTATAGTTCCGCTTGGCGTCTTGATCGGCTTTTCTCTGAACTTAGAAGCATAGTCGGCAAAGGTACCTCTAGCTGCTTTCAGGGCATCAAGGGAGGTCGGATCGCCAGTAAACAGGCTTTTTGCCACTGCTGAATCGAGGTAGTCATCAAACGCCTGAGACATAGCTTGCAGACTGCGCCTATCAGTAGGATTTTGTGCGCTTTTGTAGTAGGCGTTAATGGACTTTCTTACGTCATCCAGTCTTCTAAGGTCTGCCGGTTTAACTTCTTTGATCTGCTTTCCACCAAAGAACTTCAAAGCGCCATCAATTTGCTTGGCCAATTCATTTGCGGCAGGAACTATCGTCTTTCCTTTTGGAAATTCTATGCCTTTGACTGCATTTTTGGTGGCTTTAAGAAGGTCTATAAAGCCTTCTCCACTCAATTGAGCAGGCCCGACGCTTTTGTACGCTTCGTCTACAATGGTTTTGGCTGCTTGTTCTTGCTGACGAACAGCCTCTGACACAACTTCTCCAACGGCTTGACGCCCCGCTGGGACTTCTCTGCCAAAAGTGAGCCGATTGACCAGCGCCTCTCTAGCAGCTTCAATACTTTTCATCTGCTCGCCTGTGGGACCAGCAAATTCAAGCATGGTTTGCTGCGCTTTCTCGCCCATGGCACCAGTTTTTAACCGTTCCTCAAGCGACAACTGAGCCGCTCCCTCTACAGGCCCCATACGCTGGCCTACTGTCAGAGGTATTTTGAATTCTTGCTCAGCCTGGAGCGCAAGACGTTGCTCAGGTGATACAGCAGCAGTGGCTTGCCCTTGAGCTTGACGGATCAGATCGTCAGTAATTTCATCAACTGATAATCCAGCATTTTGCGCGGCCTGACGCAAAGCAGCCTCATCAGCAGGATTGATGCTTGCGCCTGCCCTGCGTGCAAGGGCTGCGCTTATCAACCTACCTCCAACCTCTCCAAGAGCACCGCCTACGCCAGCCGCCGCTATTTCTCCGCCAAGCTGAGACAATTGGGCCTGTCGGCCAGCCAATTGCGTGCCAGCAGAGACGCCAGTCTGAAGGGCAGCAGACGCCAATCCTGCCCGGAGAGCTGCCGAACCAAGAGTAGCGGCACCTGCACCCGCTACGCCTGCTGGGGCAGTCAATGCGGCCATGCCTGTGAACTGAGCAACATCGAACAGGTCAGCGCCGGGCTTGTTTACCATCGCCAGACGACCGCCGATGTTCACAATCTGGTTGCCCCTCTCATCGTAGGCAACACTCACCGGCTCTTTTGAGTAGTTCTTGAGAATGTTTATTTGACCTTCAACATCAGGCGTCGCAAGAATGGCGGCAGATGCCTTGATTGCGTCAAGTTTGCTGACTTCTGGACCAAGAAGATTGCCCACGCCAACATCAAGCAGTGAAGGCAGTTCACGCATTGCTCTTGTTGGCCCTTCTTCAATTTGAGCTGGCGCGGCTTCTTTCCTTGTCTTCTCAAGCTCTGCAAATTGATCCTTGGTAACAAATTCAGGCATTTGGAAATTGCCTGTTTGTCCTTGCTGACGCATTTGATCTTGTTGGACGTTTTCTGCCTCACTTGTAAAAGGCATTATAAACTTTGCCATTTATCGACCTCTGCCAGCAGATCGCCATGCGGTTTGAGCGTCTTCTGTTGTTGCCCCTGGATTCAATTCAAAGAATCGATCCCTCCATTCGTAATAATTTGCAGGCAATCCAGTCTGTGGGTTGATAACATTGTCTTTCCACAATGGAGTTTTTCCAATGTATTCTGCCCATGCTTTCTTTGCGCCAGTCAAACTACCTTGATTTTGCTCAAGCCAATTAGTATAGAACTGGTCTTTTTCAATTTTTCTTTCAGCCTGAGCAGAAAGTGAATCAATAATGAACTTTGATGACCGCTGATCGTCTTGAATGCTTGGTAATGTTCGCATGAAAAAGCGCATGTCGGCATCAGTTGATGCGCCTTTTTGCTCTGCAAGACCTGCGGCAACCAATCTTCCTGACAACTTGTTGAATGCTTGTACGTTTGCAACATCTGTATTTAAAAGCTGATCGCCATTAAGACCAAGACTGTTTAGTACACCAGCAACGTCAGCTTTTGTTTGTTGTCCGAATCCAGTACGAGTATCCAAGGTGCGAAGTTGGCTCAAAGTATCGCGCTGTTGCGATGCTCCAAGTGCTTCTGTTTGAATAGCCTCATATTCTTTAGCTCTTGCCTTTCCTAAAGCTTCTGCCTCAGCAGTAAGACCTCTTTGCTCAGGCATTTGAATGCTCACCTGAGTACCTGACGGCTTAGTGAGTTGTTGCATTACGGCTGCTCTGAACTCAGGCGTTCCAGGCGTCAAGCCTGCGGCCTCAAGGTTCTTTTCAATGCTTGTGCGATTGTCTGCCGCCTCTCTTGGAGTCGTAAAGATGCCCATTTGCTGGGCCATGCCTGTGACGTCTCCTATATCCTGAAGAATTCCTCTGACATCGCCGGCATCAATCTTGGCAATGCTTGCCGCCCTATCTTCTTCATCAAGCAAATTTGTACTTTGAATGAAGTTTTTAAGTCCGGCCATATCTCCCGCCCGAAGATACGTCAGGGCTTTTTGTCCTGCCAATGCTCCACCCTGCACAGAAAGTTTTTGCTGTGCTGTAAGGTTTTGCAGACGTTGCGCTTCAAGTGCAAGTGGTGTTGCTTCGGCAGACTGTTGCATTGACTGGATAGCAGCAGCGCCTCTTAGGCCACCGAGTAAAGCTTGTTGAAGGTCAACGCCTTGTGCCATCAGAGGAATTCGTGGGTCTATAGCCATGATTTTTACTCAACCAATAGTTAAACCGGCGGGCGCAGCATGTATGCTGTTCCAAGTGTTGTACCAGCGCCTATCAGCCCTTGCAGCATTTGATTTTGAGCATTTGCAGCGCCAACCAGCCCGGCAGCTTGTGCACTTGCTCCTTGAGTCAACAAGTTGCCGATATTTGACGCAGCTCCTTGGACATTGGCCGCTTGCTGTGCCGCAGATGCCTGTCCCAATCCTGTCAGATTGAACAGTTGTTGGTATCGACGCTCTTGTTCTCCGATACGCTCGCCCAAAAGTGCCTGACGCGCCATGACATTTTGCGCTTGTATCTGACCAGCGCGGCCAAGGGCAAGGTTCTGCACCTGCTCGGCAATTGCCTGTGGTGTTGTGCCAGACATCAATTTGCCTCTGGCTGCTGCTGAGCCTTCAATGCCGCTGATAGCCTGACGCTTGAGAGACTGGAACAGTGTGTCTTTCTCAATGTCTGCCGGAAGGATTGAAGGTAGACCCTGTGTTACATCACGGGTCAGCATTCCAAACTGCTCAGACGGCTGGAAAGACTCGTATTGGCTGATCAATTGCTGGTTCTTTGCAAGCATGTCACGCTCAGCAATAGCCTGCTGATAGCGTTGTTCTGCTTCTGTTGGCTTTCTACCAGGTTTAGTTTGGTCTCTTAAACCTTGAACAAATCCACCGCCACCGCCACCTCTAGCCATCCCTGTCGGACCTGCCAAGATGATAGATTTGCGTTCTGCGTCACTGAACTGAGGCTGAAAGGCCTTGGCCTGTTCATATGCGGCAGCTTGCGCAGGATCACGGATGCCCAAAATCTCCAAGAGCTGGCTTTGAGCTGCCCCACCTGCTCCCATGTATGGAGCAAGCTGCTGGGCAATCTGTTCTCTGGCGACGCGTTGTTCAGCAATCGCCGCCTGCGTTCCTCTCAATTGCAATTTGGCTGCGTCTTCGGCCGCTGCTGCGGCATCCATCCCGCCGCCTATAGAGCCGCCCAAGCCAGCGCCAATAGCTCCACCCATAGGGCCACCAACTGCGAACCCGGCTGCGGCGCCTAATGCTGTTCCTAGTGAACCTTTACTTGCACCCATATATCACCTCACCAGGCCCAAATACCACTGATCGTGGAGTTGGCCCTTCTTTAAGTAGCTTTTTCTGTTGATGCCTTCGACTTCAAATCCAACGCTGAGGCCAAAATCTCGAACGTTTGGGTAAAGAAATGGGATCTGCGCGACAAGTTTTTGAACACCCATGTCCCAAGCCCATCGAATAGCTTTATGAGCAAATTCTTTAGCAAATTCTTTGCGATATTCAGGAAGGACTTGAACATGGCACTCCCAAGTGATCACATTTATCGGGTGATACATGACTATGCCTATCGGATCGGCGCCTACAATGCCGACAACATAGGCTGCCCCGATCATGTC